CAATCCGACGCAGTCGATGCCCCGCTCGCGCGAAAGCCCTTGATGCCGGAACGGCACGCCGACGTAGGTGCGAGCGACGCGAATCACCTCACCCGGTGTCGTCACGGCCGGCAGCGCCAGGCGCGCGAGTGGACGCGCGAGCCGCGCGGGCAGCACATTGATCGCCTTGCGGCGGGCGTCGATGCAGGGGCGGCAGGTCATCGCTTGCCGACCTTGATGATGGCTACATCGCCGGGCGCGAACACCATCGGGCCGCGATGGTTCTGAATGTTATTGAAGCGATCGCGGCAAGCGACCAGCGTCTTCGGGCAGCCCTCGCGCACCGTGAACTGGTCTCCGACCTGGATCTCGGCCGGCGTCCTGTCGAAGACGCGAATATCGGGCGTATCCTCGCGCACCTCTTTCACGAATCCAGCGTTCAATCCCGTATCGAACGTGAGTCGACCGCCGATCAGGAATCCGGCGGCCGGCGGCCCGGAGGTGTCAAACGACACGCTGAACGTGCGGCGCGGCGTGATGATCGCCGTGACTTCGCCCGTGTAGATTCGCCCCGTCGTCGGCAGCTTGCAGCGAGCGTCGAACAGTTCCGCGTCGCAGCCGACACCGAGCGTGCGTCCGATCGTTTGCGTGAGCGCCTGCGTCAGCCCGCGGAGCTCGGCCGTATAGGCGCCCTCGGCACTGCGCACGATGTTGCCGATCCAGCCCGCGCGCAGGATGCGCTGAAAGTCGTTCGGGTTGTCACCGTCGACCAGGAACATGACGACGTCGGCGTTGTCGAAGTTGCCGGCCTCGACGTCGTAGGCATTGACATCGATCGTCGTCGAGGCGGACGCGAGCGCGCCCTGGACCTCCATGTTGTCGACCGACATGTCGGCGGACGACCTGACGTCCGAGCCCGAGATGTTCGCGTCTGCGAGATACGTGCCGGCATACGTGCCGTCCTCGATCAGCAGGCTCAGATCGCTCGAGGTGCCGAGGATTTCCGTTTCGTCGCGCAAGGTGATCCGCCAGCACGTGCGCAGCCGCGTGACGCGGTTCGCGATGTGCGCGGCGATGGCGCCTGCATCCGGGTAGGTCACGTCGTGACGTGCCGGATGCGAAGTTCGATCAGGTCGAACGACACCGACCGAACCTGCTTGTTCGTGATCTCGACCGGCAAAGCATCGACGTCGAATCGCATCGGCACGTCGAATTCGCCGCCCCACGTCGCGGCCGCACCGCCCGTGAAATCGACGAGTCCCGTCGTGTAGTCGATCGTATAGTCGACGCTCTCGGTCATGCCCGCGATCAGGATCGTGCCCTGCACGGGCTTGTAGATTTCGCGGTCCTGCGTCTGTGCACCGCCGACGTCATACCGCTTCGTCAACTGGTAGGAGCCAGGCACCTCGATCGACGCGACGAGCGGCTGATCGGTCGCCATCGGTATCCCGCCCGGCGCACACGACTGGTAATCGCTGTAATCCTTGACTCGAAAACCCGTCGCCTTGCCGCCGACGACATGGAAAAACTGCTGCACCTCGTACACGTCCGCCTCGTGGCGCGGTCCGACCGTGACCGTCATCGGAACGATCAGCGGGCGCGACCAGTCGCGGTTGCGTCGCTCGAAGCCGCCCGCGGTCGACACGACGGGCACCTTGTACATGCTCGACGACACGAACCCGAACGATGGGCAGCCGGGGAAGCGTGGGCTTTCGAGAAAGTCCATCAGTTATTCCTCGCGTTCGCCTGCGCGATGCCCCGCGCCGCCGCGGCGGTGATTTGCATGCCGGCCGCCTTCGACAGCGCGCTGCCGTCCTTCGTCTGCACGTTCATCGTCAGGTTGTTGATCGTGTCCCCGCCTTTGCTCTGCCAGGCTTTCGGGACGGCGTTCGGCGCAATCGGCGTGCCGCCGTAATTCACGTTCAGAACTGAGCCGCCGATCGCATAGGACGGCACGAGTCCCCCGGCCGCGAACTCGCGTGGCGCGGGTAGCCCGAAGAGCGCCGGCAGGCTCACGCGGTCGGCGGCTGCGGCGCGAGCGAGACCCGGTCCCGCCGTCCTTACGAGACCGCCCGCGGCATAGCCGTGCGCCACCTGGCGCGACGGCCATCGTTCGCGCGAGACCTGCAGTCGATGCACGACGTCCCGCACGGCCGACATCCCTCGGACGTGGAACTCGCGCAGGAACGTGAGCGCTCCGGGCTGGCGCACTTGCTCGGGCGGGACGATGTGCTCGGCGCGATGCACGATCCCGCCGGGAGCCTCGGCCGCCGATCGCAGTCGTGCCGTCATCCGCGGGAATGCGGGCGCACGGTCCTGCATCCATCTGTGCAACGCATCGGGATCGCGGAGCGCCTGCATGCCGCGACGATTGAAGTCCGCGAGGAAAGACTTCGCGCCGGGTTCCTGCACCCTCTCTTTCGGCAGCACGTAGGACTGCGTACGCACGAAGCCTGCGGGCTCATACTTGCCGCCATCACCCGTGTAGCCAGGCGCCGCGATGCCGAGCCGGGCGACGGCCGCGAGCGGCTCTGCGCCGCCCGTATAGCCGCCCTCGGCAAAGGCCGCGCGCACGCTGCGGTAGAGGCTCCGGGGTTGCGCGCCGTCGCCCGTGTAGCCGCCTCGAGCAAAGCCGAAGAACTTGCCGATACTGCCGAAGATCCCGCCGGCCGCGCCGCTGCCGCCGAACAGTCCGCCGAGCTTCGAGAGCCAGCCATCGACGCCGTTGAACAGCTTGTCGGCGAGCCGCGCCGCGAGCGCCTGCGCGGCGATCTGCCGGAACATGTCGCCGAAGGCCGAGACGATGTTCGTCAACTTGCCCTGGGCGAGCTCGTCGAGGAAGTTTGCGAAGATGCCCTGCGATTGCCGCTGCGCTTCGTCCTTGAACGTCTTGCCGGTCTCGCCCCCCGCCTCGGCGGCTTTGCGGAGCAGTTCCGCCTTCGCCGCGTCGAACGTCGCGGGGTCAATGAGACCCGTTGACAGCTGCGCCTTCAGGTCGGCGAGCGCGGCCTGGAAATCTTTCGACGCATCGCCCGTGTCATGGAACTCGGCGGCCAGGTCCGCCAGGCGCCGCCCGACGGTTTCCTGATCGAGCCCGGTCTGCGTCGCAATCTCGTGCAAGTGGTCGAGCTCGGCGGCGTACTTCTCTGCCGAGGTGCGGGTCTCGTCGAAGATCTGCTTGGCTTCCTCGCGAGCCGCCGCGGCCTTCTGGTTCGCGACGAGCTGGTCGTGCTGTTCGCGCAGCGCTTGCGTCTGCGCCTGTATGTCGCCACCGGTCGCCGCGATCTGCTTCGCCAGGTCGCCCTGCGTTAGGGAATACTCAAACGCCTGGTCCTCGGTGAGGCCGATCGTCGCGGCCTGTTCCTTAAGTGCCGCGATCTGATCGTTGATCGCCTTCGTGGCGGTCTCTTTGCCTAGCGCGTCGGCGAGTCCGAGCAACTGCTCACGCGCCTGCTCGCCGGCGGGCCCAAGTTTCTCGAGCGCCTTCGCGAGATCGCCCTGCGTGATCGAATACTTGAGCGTCTCGGCGTCCGTGAGGTTGAGCGTCTCGCGCTGCTCGATCAGGCTCTGAGTGAAAGCCTCGACCTGTTCGCGCGCGGCTTTGAGTTCACGCTGCGCTTCTGTGAGCCCTTCGGTCTTGGGCTTCTCGGGCTCGGGCTGGAACCCGACGGGCGCGGGCGCGCGCGAGACCGCCTGCGTGCGGCGATTCGAGCCGAGCGGCGCGGAGGCATCGGCAACTTTCTGCAGGTGCTCGAACTCGAGCTGCAGTCGCCGCGCTTCATCGATCACATCGCCGAAGTCGGCGGTGAGTCCGTTTTTCTTGACCGCGGCGAAAAACGCTTCCTTCAGGATCGTCAGGTTGACGACGCTCTTGCCGGATTTCTCGACCTCTGCCTGCAGGTCGGCGAACGAGGTGAAGATCCCGTGGTCCGCCACTGCGCCGAAGATCGCCTCGAGCGCCGTGCGCGCGTCGTACGAATCCTTCTTCGACTGAGCGAGCGCAAAGGTGATGCTCTGGAAGAAGGTCGCAATCTCGGGGGCGACGCTTCCGACCAGTTGCCGCGTCAGCGCGTCATAGCTCGCGCTCAAGCGCTTGACCGCGTTATCGAGGTCCGCGAGTCCGCTGACCTGCTCGTTGCTGAGCGTGAGCCCGAGCTTCTGTGCTTCCTCGCGCAATGCACGAACGCCGGCCGCGCCGTCTTTGAAGAGCGGCAGGAGTTCCGCGCCCGACTTGCCGAAAAGTCTCGTCGCGGCGAGGTTCTGCTGCGCCTCGTCGCCGAGCCGGTGGATCTGTTCGGCGATCAATTCGAACGCGTCGTCGGCCGACAGGTTCTTGATCGTGTCGAACTCGATGCCGAGCGCCTTGAAGGTGGCGAGTTGCTCCTTACCGCCGGCGCCCGCCTCGGCAATCGCAACCTGCATTTTCTTGAACGAGACGCCCAACGCCTCGAGCGGGATGTCGGCCTGCTTCGCGGCGTACGCGAGTTCGGTCAGCGTTTCCGAGCCGATGCCCGTCTTCGTCGACAGCTTGTCGATCGTGTCGCCGAATTCGATCGCCTCGGCGGCGGCGCGCTTCAGTTCCGAGAGAATGCCGACCGCCGTAAAGCCGACGCCGAAGCCGAGCAGCAGCCGGTTCGCGGCAAGGATCGTAGAGCCGAACGACTCAACCCCCGCGGATGCCTGCTTCAGGCCCGTCTGCGCGCGTGCGACCGCGCGGTTGTGCGTCTCCTGGGAGATCGCGCCCTCTTTCAGGAGGGTGTCGAGGCGCTTGAGTTCCTGTTCGTATTTCTCGGTCGGCGTGAGGAGCGACTGCGTGAGCTTGGCGCCTTCGGCGAGCGTCGCGTTGTGCTTCAAGGTCGCGGCGTCCGACTGCGCGAACGTCTCGCCCGCCGCCTGCACCGCTCGGGTGTAGGTCTCCTGGGTGATGGCGCCCGCTTTCAGCAGCTCGTCGTATGCCTTGACCGACGCCTGCAGCTTCTCGAACGGATTCGCGAGCGCGGCCGCGAGCTGCTGTCCATCGCGTGCCAGCCCGCGCAGTTTCTTGTTCGCGTCGTCGGTCGCCCGCGCCGCTTCGTCCATTCCCTGCTTGAAGCCCCCCATCTTCAGGATGAGGTCGACCGTCAGGGAGCCTAAGTTTCTAGCCATCGAGCGCCCTCGGCTTCGGTGGCCGCTTCGGCTTCGGTCGCGGCGGCTTCTGTGCCTCTCGAACCATCGCAATGATCTCCTCAGCCGTGGCGTATTTCGGGTCCGCGTGCGGCATGTAGGTGTCGGGCTCGACGTTGTCGTTGCCGACGGTCTTCTGGATCATCCAGGCGAGCAGCGAGAATCCTTCCTCGATTCTCATGCCGAGATTGAACGACCCGCGCTTCTGTCGATACGCGAGCCAGTCAACCCATTCGGACTGACTGACCCGCGTCTTCGCTTCCTCGACTGTGAAGCCGCCGACGCCCGCCAGCACCAGCTCGTGCCAGAGTTCGTCGGCGGCTGTCAGTTTTTTGCGGCAACACCGACGAGCGGATTGACCTTCTGCACTGCGCGATACAGCGCCATCTGGAGGTTGCCCTCCAGGTCGTACGCCTGCTGGTAGCTCAAGGCGGTCTCGCCTTCATCGCCCAACAGCACGACCTGCTGAATCACGGTTGCGACGGACGCGCGATCGGGATGCTTGTTGATCTCCGAATACAACTGCTCCGTCGCGCCGCCCGAGAGTCGCCGAATGCGTGCGGAAAGGATGGTAGACACGTCCTGGCCATCCGGGCCTTTTCGCGTCCACGTGATCTCCTCGGTTTCCTCAGTGCGGGGTATGAAGGCCCCCAGTTCCTGCAACTTTGAAAGATCCAATCGCCCTCCTCGTTGTTACGCTGACTTCGCGTGGAT